CCGCTGGCCCTGGGGCCCCAGAGTTCCTTGATGATGAAGTCATAGGTCAGCACCTTGCCGGCATACTTTCCAAGGAGAGCCACGATCCGGAACTCACTGAGGGTGAGCTTCACATTTTCCCCGCGGACCAAGACCTGGTGCTTGTTGTAGTCAATCACCATATCTCCCACTGTGTAGGTGCCCCGTTGGGAAATCTCGTCATTGCCGCTGGCGGTGCGGGTGTGGCGGATGGCCGTGCGGACCCGGGCTAAAAGTTCATCCGTGCCAAAGGGCTTGGTGAGATAATCATCGGCACCCAAGTCCAAGGCTGTGACCTTATCTTTCTCATGAGAGCGGGCAGATACCACCACAACAGGCAGACTGGACCACTCCCGCAGCTGGCGCAGAATGTCCAGCCCGTCCATATCCGGAAGCCCCAGGTCTAAAATCACCAAATCCGGACAATGGGAGGAGATCATGGACAGTGCTTCGTTCCCAGTGCGGGCTTGCATAGCCTCATAGCCATTGTTGTTTAAAATGGTGGAGATAAAGTGAGAAATGGTCTTTTCATCTTCAATCACCAATATTTTCTCCCGAATATTCATCAATGTTCCTCCTTAGGCAGGGGCAGGCGGAAGGTAAATTCCGCGCCTTCTGATAGATTTCTGGCAGAGATGCTGCCGCCGTGGGCCCGGACAATGGCCTGACATACGGAGAGCCCAAGGCCCATGTTTCGTTTGCCGTCACAGCCCTCGGTTTCGCTGTGCTTGAGTGTGCCGTCAAACAGGGTGTTCAATTCCTTTGGGGGAATTCCCTCTCCGTTATCGGATACCGTAAAGCAGGCATCATTTCCCCGTGCACGGAGCGTCAGCTGGATTTCAGTGGTTGTCTTGCCGTGAACCACGGCATTTTCCATGAGGTTGGACAGGACCTGCTCAATCAAAATGGCATCCATCGGTACGATCAGCAGTTCGTCTGGAACGGAAACGGAGACGGTGACAGATGGAAAGTGGCGGTGAAATTTCTGTACAGCCTCCCCCAGAACCTCCTCGGCAGCTTCTGGGACCGTGGTGATATGGGTTTGATGATCCCCCATACGGGTGATAGAGAGCAGATTTTCCACCACACGGATCAGCCACTGGGCCTCGTTGCGGACATCCTCCAGCAACTCATGCTGCTCTGTGAGAGATAGACCCGGATTTTCCAGCACCGCGGAGGTGGAACCGACAATCGAGGTGAGGGGTGTGCGGATGTCGTGGGAGACGGAGCGGAGCAGGTTGGCGCGCATTTTTTCCTTCTCTCCCTCCGCCCGGAGGCGCTCCTGCTGGCGGACCTGGGTGGTGAGGGCGCAGGTGATAATGGAAACGACTAAGAATACCAAAAAGGTGGTCGGATAGCCGGAGAGAGTAAAATTGACCGCCCAATAGGGATATGTAAAGATAAAGTTGGTACATACCACTCCCAGCACAGAGGCCAGGAAACCGAAGAGGTATCCGGTGGTCAGACGGGAAACCAGCAGCACCGCCAGCACAAACACCGGAAAGGCAAACCCGTCAATGCTGTTGACGTGCTGCAGCAGCGCGCATACCCCTGTAGCACAAAAGAATATCACGGTTGTAACCAGGAAATCCCGTATAGAAAAGGGGAACAGTCGTTTAAGCAGAACAATCTTTGCGCGCATAACACCCATCCCTTCTGATAGAAAATATTATAGCAGAGAGCCTGTTAAAGTGGTGCTAAAATATTAATAGAGGATTAACGCCAAAGCCTAGAGGCTTGTCGGCGGCTAAACAAAATCCAAGTTTATCATAATCAAAAGGGGCAGCGGTGTCAAATACTGCGGGGGACAGGCTTTGAGAACATGGTCTGCGGAAAGACTTTCAGAGAGTATCTGTGGAAGGATGAGCAGATTCTCTGAAAAAGCAAAACGGTGCTGTGTTTCCCCCGCCGGCAGGCGATGCCAGAACAAAGATTTTTGGGCGATGGACCGGAGCATGCCTTGTGGAAGCAGCTGTTCTGCTGAATATAAAATCAAGTTTGAGACACTGCGGAAAAAATCCGCGGTGTCTTTTTTGCTCTGAACATGGAATTTTCCGATTGCGTGTATATGGACGTGCAATGTCTGCGCAGTGGGGAGGATCAATGTGAGAAGGCAACAGGGAGGCGCAATATGGAGAAGAACTGGAATGAGAGGGTGTTTTGTCGGGTGTATCTTGAAACGATGGACCCGGAACAGGCAGCCGCAGCGACAGGACAGGGAGACGGACTGGCCCTGCTGGGGAGAAAATCCATTCAGAAGCGAATGGAACGAATGCGCGGCGCCGCAGCGGGACAGCTGAGGCGGGAGGATGTGCTGCGCCATTTGGCACGGATCGCCTTTGGCAGGGTCAACGACGCCGTGGAGCTGGCGCTGCGGCCAGAGACAGCAAATCCGGCACAGATGGATTTGTCCGCATTGTCAGAGCTGAAAGTAACAGAAAAGGGTGTGGAGCTCAAGCTTGTGGACCGGATTCGGGCACTGGAAACTCTATTCAGATTGCTGGAGCAGGGCGACAGCGACGGGGCAGAGGGGCTGTATCAGGCTCTGGAGGCCGTGGCTGGGGCGCTGGGGGACGAGGATGGGGAATAAAGGCATGCGCTTTTCCCCCAAGCAGGTCCGGGTGATGAGCTGGTGGAAAAATCCGCATTGGGAGGCGATCATCTGTGACGGAGCGGTGAGAAGCGGCAAGACCTTTTCCATGGGGTTGTCCTTTTTCCTGTGGGCGGCCCACAGCTTCCATGGCAGGCAGTTTGGACTTTGCGGCAAGACCATCGGCTCACTGCGGAGGAATCTTCTGGCGGAACTGATTCCCTATCTCCGGCAGATCGGCATGACGGTGCGGGAACGACGGTCGGAGCATCTGCTGCTAGTGCGCTTTCACGGCCATGAGAACCGTTTTTTGCTCTTCGGCGGGCGGGATGAATCCAGCGCCGCCCTAATCCAGGGCAGCACGCTGGCGGGCGTGCTGCTGGACGAGACAGCCCTCATGCCCCGTTCCTTTGTAGAGCAGGCCATTGCCCGCTGCAGCGTGCCAGGGAGCCGGCTGTGGTTCAACTGCAACCCGGAAGGGCCGCAGCACTGGTTTTACCAGGAGTGGGTGCTGCGCGCCGAAGAGCGGCGGGCGCTGCGGCTGCACTTTACCATGGCGGACAATCCCGCCCTCTCCCCGGAAATCCGGGAGCGGTATGAGAGGTCTTACTCCGGAGTCTTTTACCGGCGGTTCGTGCGGGGAGAGTGGACGGCGGCCCAGGGGCTGATCTACGATTTCTTTGACTCAGAGCGGGACGCGGCACCACTGCCATCAGACATGACGGGACCCTGGAGAATCTCCGTGGACTACGGCACATCCAACCCTGCCTCCTTTGGCCTGTGGGGGCAAAAGGATGGAGTCTGGTACCGGACGGAGGAATTTTACTACGACTCTCACCAGACTGGATGTCAAAAAACCGACGCGGAGTATGCAGAGGATCTGGAACGTCTGGCGGCAGGGAGGGTCATTCAGAGGGTGATTGTCGACCCGTCGGCAGCCAGCTTTATCGAACTGCTGCGCCGCCGGGGCTTCCGTGTGGTGAAGGCGGACAACACCGTAACGGATGGGATTCGGGTGACAGCGGACTGTTTGCGGAGCGGGCGGCTCCAAATCTGCAGGGAATGCCGGGACTGTCTACGGGAGATGGCCCTTTACTGCTGGGATGAACGGAGTGGGGGAGATGCCCCCAGAAAGGAGCATGACCACGCCATGGATGAAATGCGGTATTTTGCCATGGATCTGACCCACGAGGAGGAAAGAGGCTTCGCGGCGGTGGCTGTGGAGCGGAGATGAGGAGGAGAGAGATGCGGAACTGGCGGAAACAGCGGGAGGCACCGCCTTCCGTGCAGCTGCGAAGCGGGGAGAGACACCCCTTCGGCGTGCTGCGGGAGTATGTGCCCCTAGGGCGGGGGGAGGCGCGGCTGTACCGGGCTGTGCGGGAGGCGGTGCCGGTGGTGGACGCCGCGATTTACAAACTTATCCGCATGGCGGGCGGGGTGACGGTCCGCTGCAGTGACAGCGTTGCCGAAGCCGCGCTGGCGGAGTTCCTGCGGACCGTGCCTGTGGGCCGGGGCCAATTTGGAATGAACGCCTTTTTGGACTGTTACCTGGACTCCATGCTAACCTGTGGACAGGCGGTGGGAGAGATTGTGCCAGCGCTGGGGAACCGGGATATCGCGGCGCTGCTGTGCGGGCGGGTGGAGGACATTGAGATCAAAGAGGGCATCAGCCCTCTGGACTTTACCCTCTGCGGACCTGACGAGTGCGGAAGAATGACGGAGCTCCCCTGCCAGGAGCTGCTGCTGTTTACGCCTCTGAATCCAGAGGCGAACAGCCCCTACGGGGTTTCCTTGCTGCGGTCTCTTCCGTTTTTGGCCGATGTGCTGATGAAGATTTACCACACCATCGGCGTCAATTGGGAGCGGTGCGGAAACGTGCGGTTTGCCGTGACCTGCTCCGGTGGAGACGGAGTTAGCGCGGCGGAGCGAAGCCGGATGCTGGCGGAGGAGTGGAGCCGGGCTATGCGCGATACCCGGGGAGGCAGCGTCCGGGATTTTGTGGCGGTAGGCGATGTGGGTATCCAGGTCATCGGCGGCGACGCGCCGATTTTGGACAGTGAAATCCCAGTACGCCAGCTTTTGGAACAAATTGTTGCAAAAACCGGGATTCCGCCCTTTATGCTGGGGCTGAGCTGGAGCTCCACAGAGCGGATGAGCAGCCAGCAGGCGGATCTTTTGACCACGGAGATTACCGCGCTGCGTCGGACGCTGACACCGGTTCTGGAGCGCATCTGCCGTCTGTGGCTGCGGATGCATGGTTTTCCCTGTGGCTTTGAGGTGGTCTGGGATGAGATCAACCTCCAGGACGAGGTGGAAGAGGCCCGGGCGGAGCTCTACCGCCAGCAGGCGAGGAAGCTGCGGTTGGAAAACGAAGCCGCAGAAGTGGAACAGGGAAAAAACGCCGGGGTGAGCGATTCCACCGCCGGAACCATGAGGAGGGAACGATGATATGGAGAGAGAATTGGAAGCCGTCAACCGCTTTGCCAAAACCGTGCTGACAGAGGAGCAGGTGTACATCTTCAGCGTGCGGCTGTGCGACAACGAGGTGGACCGGGATCTGGAGCGGTTTGCGGCAGAGGCCCTGGAGACACTGGGAGAACTATTTGTGGGGAAGAGCGGCATCTTTGACCACCAGTGGTCAGCCCGTGGGCAAACCGCCCGTATTTATCGTACCGAGATGGTGCGGGAGCCGTCCCGGGTGACGGTGGCCGGAGACCCATACTGCTGGCTAAAAGGCTGGGCGTATCTGCTGCGGACGGAGAAAAACGCAGATCTCATTGCAGAGATTGAGGGCGGCATCAAAAAGGAGGTCAGCGTGGGGTGCAGTGTGGCAAGACGGGTTTGCTCCATCTGCGGAGCGGAGGCTGGTACCTGCACCCACGAGAAAGGACGGACCTATGGGGAACAGCTTTGTTTTACGGAGCTGAGGGAGCCAACGGATGCCTATGAGTGGTCCTTTGTGGCGGTACCGGCCCAGCGGGAGGCCGGGGTACTTAAACGATTCACGCAGATGGACGGCGGGGCACTTTTACAAAAACAGGCCGCGCTGGGAAGGAAATATCTCCAGGAGCTGCGCAAAGAGGTGACGCGGCTCGCCATGCTGGCGGATGACGGAGTGGACGGGACAGTTTTTGCCAGTGTAGCAGAGCGCCTGGAGGAGCCGGAACTTCTGGAGCTCAAGCGGTGCTATGAGGTTCGGGCGGCTAAACGGTTTCCCGCGCCGCCGCAGCTGCGGCAAAGAACCGCAGCACAGGCGGGCGATGAGACAGCGTTCCTTGTCTGATCGGGGACAACAAAAAAATAGAGGGAGGACAAACGAGATGAGTTCTTACATGGGAATTGGCCAGTGGGCCGCCACCTTTTCCGGAGACGTTCCAGAGGGACAGGTGGCAAAAATCAGCGGCAGCGGTGCCGTCAGTGCCTGCGCCGCCGGCGAGGCGTTCTGCGGCGTGGTGATCTCCGCCGCAAGGGACGGTGCCGCATGCTCCGTGGCGCTGGGCGGAATGCTGACGGCAGCTTACAGCGGCGCGGCTCCCGCTCTGGGCTGGACGACACTGACCGCTGACGGCAGCGGCGGCGTTAAGGCGGAGGTCGGAGAGCAGGAGTCCGGCGTGCGGGCTTTGGCGGTGGAAGTGGATACTGCCGGGAAATATGTGACATTTGTACTGTAAGGGAGGAAAGACATGGCTTATCATTTTGAAACGGTGAAACTGGAAAAGGGGATGTACGGGCGCAGCGGCTACACGTTTTCCCAGACACTGGAGGAGCTGGACCCCAGCGAACCCTACCGGGGCACATCCCTGGAGGGGTTGGACGCCTTTCAGCGG